CATTATTAGGCGCAGTACCAGTTGTCCACGATGTTTGAATATATGGAATTGATGGCGGATAATATACTACACCATTTTGAAATGTACCAATTTGATTACTAATATTACCATCAATTAAAATCCAACCAAGTTGATTTCCACTACTAAGATATTCATTCCAAATCCATGATTTAACAAGACCTGTTGTTTTTACATAACCTCTTTTGGAAATGCCATCTGTTGGTATACCTACAGTAATTATACCGTTTACATTTCTATAATAATTATTATATAATGAATAATATAAACCACTATATGAATTATCAAGCACATAATCTATTGGTAAAATTTTTATGCCTGTAAAGCCACTAAAAAATCCAATATTTGTTGCTCCCGTGACAAAATTTCCACTTGGAATTACACTATCAAATTTCTTTTCAATTAAATTAGTGTTATCAACACCATTTTTATACCAATATTCAGTTCCCAATATATTTACTGTTAAACCAGTATATCTTAAAGGAATCGGAATTGCTGCATTTGTTGCACCAGTTGAAAGATAAGCGGTATTACCAGTTGTCAAATATCTTGTGTCAATTGGTTTACCAGCGTTTATTTTAGTATTGTCATTTAATATTATTGCCATTTTTTATATTTTTAACTTATTGTCATTAATGTACTTACTGCTGACTGATAATTACTTATATAAACATTATATGTGTGTGGTGAACCACCACATACATTAGTCCATAATCCACACACAACACTAACTGAATTACAATTCGGAAATAAATTACCACCAGCATTTACAATACCACCAATTGTACCATTATTAAGTGCATTTACATACCAACATGTTTTTGTTGAACCTGAAGGAATGGCAAACCAAATATAATCATCAGAAGTACTGTTAAAATTAATTGAAACAGTACCAGTACTGTCTGCAACTACTTTAGTACCACCAATAACTAATGCGCATGTTGGCGTTGGTCTATTACTTCCTGCAGTAGCACCACTACTTGCAACCTTACCATAAAAATATGGATATATACCCCAAATAATTGCAAATGTTGAACCTGAAGTAGTACCTGTCATTAAAGGTGTGGAATAATTTGCACCAGAACTGTCTTTAGGTTGAACACCTGCAGCATACGAAACACTGCCATATGCACATCTTACTCCTTCTTTAACATTATATAGTGGCATTGAATATGAACAAGTTAACACATTAATAGCAACAGGACAATTACATACAATACCATCAAAATCAACATAATTATATGATGTTGCACCACCACTTCTATCTGGAGAAGCACTTGTATATTGTGGATATATTGAACCCTTATTAAATTGAGTAGTACCAATAACACTTAGAGTTGTACCAACCTCATAAGGATTTGATAATGGAAGAACACTAAATATACTTGAAGGTGCAGTTAATGTCGGTGACAATGTTGGAACTAATAATTGCTGAATAATATATGATAAAGTACATCCAGAAAGAGTATCACCAGCATTAATACCACCTAATGTAATTGCTGCGGGTGATTTACATGTTATTGGATATATCGGGTCACCACCAGCACCAGATGGAAGTAATTTAATTGTACCAGCACCATCATATGTAAGTACATCACCAACATGTGATGCTGCTTGATCAGCAGTAATTATTACATTACTACCATTGCCATCAGACAAAGTTAAACCACTTATGGTTGCAATTTGAGTTTGACCAGAAAGAGCAAGAACAGAGTCTGGTAGTTGTTTGAATTGGATCGAACTAAGGTCCGGACGTGCGAAGAAGGACATATGTTTTTAATTAATTTTTCTCATATTATTTTTAAAATTGAGTTAACTACACAACCGTACCCCTAATTAACTCAATCAACCATTTCTGATTGATTTCATTTATTATAAATACAAAAGAATTGGATTAAAAATACAATAAAATAAAAAACTCCATAAGATTTCTCTCACGGAGTTCAGTATACGAAAAAAGTCCACATGTGGATGCAGACTTTCTGACGTGCAGTTACGTTGCTTTCGCAAGAGGCTGATCTGCACAAATTTTAAAAAATTATATTAAACATTTAGTCAATCTTTCGATTGTGCAGTAATTACCACGTGCAGGTAGTTTAATTTTAATTACTTAGCGGGAGAAGGAGTTGAACCTTCGAGGCTGTTAGGCGGTGGGTTATGGGCCCACTGAGATACCACTTCTCACACCCCGCAATATCTTTTAATTTAATTGTTTTTATTTAAATACTCTGCAAAGATAAATAAACTTTTATTATTTACAACTTTTTTATAAAATATTTTTATTTTTTTACTATATCTGGCTGATGTATTTCAAAACTTTTTAATTTTTTAATCATATCCACTTGCTCAATTGGTGAAGCATCTGGGTCAATAAGCAACTCATTTTTTTCAATTTCTTTTCTCTGTTCTTTTGTTAAAGTTTCCACTGGAATTATTTCTTTTGGTTGAGGAATATCTTCAATTTTTACTTCGATTTCATTTGTAGCCGTTGTAAAAGTTTTTCCACTCCAATCCAATAAATCAGGTTTTTGATTTAATTTAATTAATGTCTCTAATCCATTTGGTGGTGACAATGGTTGTACAGGAACAATATAATTTATACCCTCAATTTTTACAGTTTCATCAATTTCAATTATATCATCTTTTTTTACACCATCACTTTCATTTAATGTCTTTTGTGCAAAATCAAGTACTCGTTTTGCTTCTTCATCACTCAATTCATGATCTGCACACACGTGCATATTTACAATAGGTACATTTTCAGTTCCAGTTAATTTTTCAAATTGTTTTAAATCAACAGGATCATCATTAATTGCAGGGTCATTTATCATTTCAGTTAAACTCATTACACGTTGATTGATTTGAGCATGAATATTAATATCGGATGATCTTTTTACAATTTCTGCAGTATCATTGATTCTATTAACGTCATCTTCAGTTTGTTTTCTCAATGTTGTTTTTACAGGATATCTCTTGTCTTCAATAATAATTTGCATTGTATCATTGTTAAAGATACAGTCAGTAAATGTTTGTCCATCTTGTGCAAACCTTGCTTTAATAATACGTATACTTGCAAGATTTGCTTCTTTTTGGTCTGGAGTTTTGGCAATACTCATAAAGAAGTGTGCTTTTTGTACTCTCTTAATGCTGCCACCAGTTTGGTATGCTTCAACATATTCGGCATTAAACCCAGAATTATGAGTATATATATCGTTAGCAAAAAACATGTGCGTTCCATCTACGGTAATATCAATTGTATCGTTTTCGCCACATTCTTCAATTGAAATTATTTCATCCTCAAGTAAATTTAAATCATTCATAATTATTATTTATAAAATTTAAACATTTAATACAAATATCATTTTTATTATTTAGATAATCTCTTTCTTTTATTCTTAACATTTTCATACCTAATTCACTACATTTTTTATCTTTAAAATTATCTTTTATTATCATATTTTCAAAAGAATGCCAGTATTCGCCATCAAATTCAATAACTGCATTACCCGCTTTAAAGTCCAAAAAAATAATACTTCCTTCAACCTTAATAAAATATTCAGAATTAAGTTCTGCAAAGTAACAAATATTTTTTATATAATCAGATAATTTATTAAATAATTCCCAAAATAATTTTTGAGATATCATTGAGTAATTTTGCTTTTTAAATATTGTTTTATCTCTATAAGTATTCCACTCTACCAATCCATTTTCTCCATATTTTTCGACATAATGTTCTAAACTATTATTATATCTTTTCTTTTCGGCTAATTCATTAAGTTTTTCAGTTCCAATACTTTCGCCATATCTTTTAATAAATGAAACTAAAGATGTTTTAGACATACTTTTAATATATTCAAGCCATTTATCTTCACCAATAATTTTACCAAATGTATCAATATAATAATTTTTACTGAAGCGATATTTATACCAAGAGAATCTTTCTTCATGTTTCAGCGAACCAATTTCTTCGCCATATCTTAAAATATAGTTTTCTAATGATTGACCATTATCATATTTCTTACCATTTAATCTATTTTTTTTATATGTTAAATTTCTTCTCTTTAAATAATCCTCATATTTAATTTTTCCAATTTCTTCACCATATCTTAAAATATAGTTTTCTAATGATTGACCATTCAATTCATTTTTTTTTCTCCATTTTAATTTACCATTAACCTCGCCATATCTTAAAATATACTTTTCTAATGTTTGTACACATTTATTGTTTTTTTCATTAAATTTATTTAATGCTTCGACTTTACCATAACGTATTTCAAGAGAATGTAATGATGAAGAATCATTTTTTAATTCGTTTTGAATTATTTTTAATCTATCAATCCAACTTATCGAATTATCCACATCATAATAAATAAAATTATAAATGTTTCCTAATCTATTTCTCAATTCTTTTTTACTACAATTTTTAAAAATTAATAATAATTCGGATTCAATAATACTTTTATGTTTTTCATTAATTAAAATTAATTTAAATTTTTTCAAATTTAAAAGTTCGTCAACAGTTTTATAATAATTTTTCATAATTAAAGATTTATTATAAATACTGTGTCATTACTTAACTGCCGTTCAAACCAAAGAATTTTTCACTAATAATTTATCCCCAATTTTTAATCCAAAATTAATTGCTTTTAAATCGTTGTTTGGAGTTATAAAGTTATGTTTTTTAGAACAAATAATTTCTTTACCGCTTTTTGTTTTTATTTTATACGTTTTTTGTTTTTCGATTGGAAATACATGAGTTATTAATTTATAACCTTCTGCAGTTAAGATTTTATCACCAATCTTAACGCTACCAATCTTAATTTCACCAATACCTTCAATATTTACTTTGGTATTTAAACCTAAACAGCGATTGGTTTGCACTGCCGACCATCCGGGTATTTCAAAATCTGCAGCCAGTGCTTCAAATGATTTTATAATTACAAGTTCGTCCTCATTTCTATCATGAGTTTTTTTATGAGAATCAAGAACATCTAAATAATCAAGAACCAATATATTAAATTTAATACCGTATTTCTTTTGATAGCCAATCATCCAGTTGCGAATATCCATCATAGTAGTGTTCTCTTGACTGAACTTCTTTATAACAAGATTCCCTTTACCTGACATTTCAATAGCTTTCTCATGTATAATCCTATTAACTCTCGTATTTTCGTTTTCTTCATCCATTTTACTTAAAGCAGAATTTGCCCATATAGCAAAATGTTTACGTTGAACTTGTTCAACAGTATCTTCAAGTATTATTTGAGCAACATTTTTACCCTCATCATATGCGGTATTTGCTATTTTAGTTAAAATGGTCGTATTATGTGTTAATATATAATCATCAATTACATATAAATGATCATTACTTTCAACATAAATACATGTTGCTTCTTCTTCATGCGAATATTCAACACTTTTAATAAACTTATTAAATTCATATTTTTCACGAATTACTACTCTATTAAGTTTTGCTGGTAATGTACACGGTATTATACCATTATTTGGAAAACTTATTGTTAAACAATAATTATTTTTACCTGAAACTTTTAAGCCTTCCTTATTAGTGTATGTCTTATATTTTTCAGTTGTTCTACACGTACCACCTAATGATAAAACTAATTCACGAACATTTTCAGATAATTTTTTCGAAACGGTTGAATAAATAATTGCACTATTTTTACCAACGCCACCATCTGAATCTATTAATCCTTGTAATAATTTTTCTCTATACTCAATACAATTATGCAAATAATTTTCTGGTATAAATTTAGTACTTGAATCTGTTCCATATAAATTTAATTCGTCTTCCAATATCTTTCTTGAATTTAACAGAGATATTCTGTACAATTTTTTATAATTTTCTTTTCTACCTTCATATTCATGTACGACAATATTTTTTTCAAGACCACATATTTTATCAACAATAAATAAATCTGATGTTATTATGTGTGGTTGATTTTTTTTTGTAAGACAACCATCGCCCAATAATATTCCCATAACATATGGGTCTATTTTAACATCTGTTTTATTAAATTCAATAGGTAATACATTTGGTAATCTATAATTTAGTCCTCCTTTTATTTTAACGTCTTCCATTATTTCAGATGTTTTTAAAATCTGAAACGTATGATCTGGAATACTTAATGTCTTCCCCCTAATATTAGTTTTTTGATTCCGTTGATTGAATGAATTAACCGACCATAAATGTTCAGCATCACAATATGCCGTGGTTTGATCAGAAAAAACAATTTTATATATTTTTCGTTTACCTTGTGGAAATACGCCTAAAATTGTTTGAGGTTTCCCATTACTACCAAACACAATGTCATTAACACTTAAACTACCATTTTCAACCCAACCATTAATAGTTAAAACTTTATGACTGTTAGGTAGAGCTTTACCTACTCCACTAGGACTCAACACAATACCGATTTCACCTTTACCCAAACCACCACCAGTGAGTGTATCAATAACTCCAATACCAGTTGGTATTGTCTGACGGAATTCCTTCCTTAGTACATGTTCAATATTATCAAATACGCTTATGCCATAGTCTTCATCGTCACCAATATGTTGAATTTTTTGAAATTTTTCTTCTATTGAAGCGATAGTGGTTTTCTTTCTAATATCACCATTCTTAGTTGAAGTTAATATAAATTCACCAGTCTTTCTATATTCTTGTTGTTTAATAAAATTACTTGTTTCCCTTCTTACTACATCACCCTCATACAATATTTGTTTATTTATAATCCTTTCATTCCAAAGTTCAATCTTCTTAATTACTGCAAATAACGATTCTTCCTCAATAATATTATTGGGAGTTTTATACGTATTAATTGCCTGTTGTATGCTTTGATTTTGGAGATTTGGAACTTTTTCATTTGCTTTGAAATATTCAAGAATTATAATGAAAAGTCTTTTAAGATATGGATCATCAAAATATTCAATTGCTAAATTTGGAATTGTTTTCTCTGCAAACTCTGGCTCAACCAATAATTGCCATATTAAACGTTGTTGAAATTCAGGACCCAGATAAGTACTCAGGGTATGTTCGGTATTTTCAGCCATTTATATATTAGGTGTTAAAAGGAAGGCGGTTGCTGGAGAGAAAAACATAAAACACTAATTAACCAACAATGGAAACAAAAAACAAGGAATTTCCAGCAACCACCCATATTATTTATGACTTAGTTACGTCTAAGTCGTCTGAGCATTTCTTCTCTTTTTGCAGGAGAAAGCTCTCTAATTTGGTTTATCGATAATCCTTTAATGTTAATCAAGTCGTAATCATCCCACATATTTTTAACATCTGTGTGTAAGATTTTACTTTTTATTAAATTTGCAATATCAGATACTTCATCAACTATTTCAGTTGACCAACGTGCTATTGGATTAAACCCATCAACATAAAAAGTTCTCTCAACAATAGGTTTGTTGTTGATATAAAAACCAATTTTACATTCAACGCCCCTAATTGTTTTTTCTTCAATCTGTTGAACTATTGGTTGCGGATTATAATACATTCCTTCTCTTTTCTCTTTCGGATATTTGTTAACCATTTTCTGGTGATATCCATAATAATCATATAAAACAGGTTCTAATTCGTTTTCTAATTGACTACCACCTACACCAATAGCTGTTGTGTAATTTCTACGGGAAAGCGTTTTCTGCAATCTGGTAATTGCCCTTGGCAATATTTCCCTGATATCAATTGAATATCTCGTGAAAGGATTAAATTGATCGGCATCAAATACTTTTTCGCATAACATAACATTCTGTTGAGTTAGTGAAAACCTAAACATATTACTATGATCTTTTTCGTTCATTTTTATTTTTTTTAATTGTTAATAACTATACAAATATAAGTTGAAACTTCCGTAAGTGGAAGTGTTTTTATAAATTTTTCCTTTTGTTTTGTCGATAGGTTGTAAGTAATTCCTTTTCAGCACAATATACGGTGTAAAATGGCTCAATGTAATTAACATATGTACCACCATATACACTTATAAATTGATCTTCATTCATTAAAGGCAGTAAATTCTTGCTACCAAACTTATATACATCTATTGTTGCGTCTAAATCTTTTAATGCTTCTATTGCATCAAGTGTAAGCATTGGGTCTCTTAAATTCACTAATTGAAAGTTTGTTCTTAGTCTTTCAACATTCTTATATATATTTTCGAGTGCTTTAAGTGGTTTCTTTTTATTTAAAACTCTTTCTTTATTAATTTCATCTGCTCTTTTGCAAATTTCTTTGACAGTTACATATTTAAATTTCAGTTCAGGAAAATGTTCTAAAAGTGTTTTTTCTTTAACACCACCAACGCCAGCTACATTATCAGAATCATCACCACATATTATTTTCAACGTAAGTGCATTTCTGTAATGGTGATTAAAATGCATCATGTAATTGTCTTTGGTGACTGGTACTGAAATGTTAGGAAATATTATCGTAATATTTAAATCAAATAGTTGTGCAAAATCTCTGTCGTTCGAGAAAACGAAAAGTTCTTCAAGATTATTATGCTGTATACAATATGCTGCAATTAAATCATCTGCTTCCACATCATCAATTTCAATCTGTCGCATAAATAATTCTTGCGCATATTGTTGTATTCTCATTCTTTGTTTTAAAATTGACTGTTCTTTTTCTTTCTCCTTACGAATTTCAGCACCAGTCATTTCAATTCTTTTATGCCATTCTTTGGATACACGATTTTCTTTATATTGATTATCGATACGATGACGATATATTCCCCCTCCTTGTCCATCCCAAGCAAGGACTACTTTATTGATCATATGCGCTTTAATAAGCATACGAACTGTCGTTAAAAATTGATAAAGTGCCCCTATATGACCATATAAATGAGTGAAAACATCTTTAGCACCATGATACGAACGTTGCAATAAATAATCGCTATCTATTAATAATGTTCTGGTTTTCATAAATTATTTAAATATTATTCTGATTTTTCTATAATATCAAAAATTAATTTACCTTCAGCATCTTCAATGCGTTCTCCACTATTAATATCTTCAGCATTTAATTCATCATTACCAAATAGATTACGAAAGTATAAAATATTTTTCTTTTTATATTCATCAACACCTTCTGTGGTTATGAATCCTTGTGGTACTGATATTATCGAACCTTCCATTGAAATGCCACCAAGTGGACCGTCTATTTGATTTTTCAATACATTAATTTTTACTAAAACTCCATACGATATTTCACGTTTTTTTGAGGTGGCAGTAATTTTCTTAACTCCTTTTGATACAATGCCACCAAAATAATATTGCAATCTTGGCACATATTCCCAAGTACGTCCACCCTTCATTGTAATTGTATTATTCATTGCATCACGACCAATTTTCTGAACATAAAATACGGTATTCGTATATTGTTTATTTATTTTTCTGCTATTTGGGATAATGTCATTGAATAGATACATAAATTCTTTTTCATATGCACCTGCATTCCAAAAATTACTATCGGATTCATTTTTTTCCGCAGCAATAATTGTCTTATTACAATTTAATGTACCAATTGAATCAATAGCAAATGCTAATTCGAATGGTAAATTTCCATCTTCTTGTTCATGTAATAAAAAACGAATACAATTTGCCAAATCTTCAATTGAAGCATAATTTCTGGCTTTATCCTTATCTGAAACTTTTCCGAAAGTTTTTAATAAATATTCGTTATCAATAAAAATATATTCTTTATTCCAATCAAAGCCCATAGTAGTTAATCGATATTTACTTAAATTATTTTCCAAATCGATTATTACTGGAAGTAAACCCATTTTTTGTGCATTGACAATTCCTAATGCCACGGCTGTTGATTTTCCGCTATTTGAAAATCCGCAACAAGCCGACACATAACCTTTTGGGAATCCCGGTAGTCCCGTTACTTCTTGAAGTGCCTCATCAACTTTTATCCACTCTAATGGTTTGTCTGGAACATCTTCTGCTCCAATTTTTTTCTTATAATTATCCAATGAAAATGTTTTCTTGGCTACAGGTTTTCTCATTTTATTATTTTCAGGAACATTCTCTGCTTCTGATAAATGTACTAATTCTTTTGTCATTTTAATTAATTTAATATATTAATTTTAATTTTTCTATAAATTCTAAATGCTTTTCTTTAGTATCTAACACATTACCTTCTTTCGTTTCAAAAATTAATGTTTTTTCATTTAGTATTAAGTATCGATGAATAAATCTATGAAACTTTTTATCTAAAATGATAACGTCTTTAATTAATCTATAATTCCAATGGTGAGCATTTTTATCTGAAAGTAATTTTAAATCACGAGAAAGATTTTTATACATACCATTTTTATATGGTTTTAATTTATCTTTTTCGGTTTGTATTTCTTTATAACCTAAACGATAATATCTTTCTTTACTTCTTAATCGTTCTTTTTCACAAAAATCTTCAGAATTTTTTCGTAATACTTTTTCTCTAATATCTGCTTCTTTTTTACAACATTCTTTGCATTTATTTAAATGCCCATCCTGCATTTGAGGATGGGCATAAAAATCTTTCAATTCTTTATCAAAGCCACATCTGAAACACTTTTTTATGATAACTAATTGATTTTTAACTACATCAGAAGGGGAGGTCATCGTATTCATTATTAGTCTCACCTTCATTGCTCTGGTTTGTATCAGCTACTGGTGCACTTGTTGTTATATTTCTAACAGGTGCTTGTACTGAAGCATTTTGTAATGCTGTCTGTCCAACATTCACTGCATCGTCTTTGTATTCGCCAACTTTGTCAGGTGTAATATTACTGATAGTAAGCCTTGGAAATTCTTCATCAATCAAATCAGATGCCTGTTCGAATGCTGCATCTTCATCTGCATCAAGATTACGGTTACGAGTATTAGCAGCTTCTTCCAGATCGGGACGACCGGGGAAGACCCAATGTTTGTTGTTTGAATCAGTATCATCCCAATAAGGATTAGTACCGTTTGCCACAGATTCGAGAAACTCGTAAGGTGGCATGCCCGGTGCTTGTTTTGGTTTGAATACGTCTCTCCATATAATATTGTCAGCAAGCCATTCTTGTATAACAAGTTTATCGCCATGAAGTGGAGATTTGCCACGGAAAGTAATTGCAGAAATCTGCTTGTAAACATGACCGTTAAATTCGCTGTCAGACATAGTGATACTTAAGTCAGTACCATTATATGGGTCTGCAAAGTCTGCCTGATTAATTTCTGTGTATTCTCTAAGAATAGGGAGAAGTTTATCAAGAGTACCCTGATTTTTGAAGTTGTGTTTAAATCTCCAGAATTTAATACCGTCTTTTTCCAAACCTTTGTCAATACCACGAACAATGTAAAATTTCTTTGCTTCCCATTTATTGGCTTCTGTAAAGATTGCTCTGTTTTTTTCGTAGACTACTAATTCATCTGCGTTCAGAGTTTCTTTCTTTCTACCTTTTAAAGATGGATTTTGCTGTGCAAGTAATTTCTTTGCTTTGTCGCATAAAGGACATGGAGCAGGAATCATGATTGACTGACCGTTTACATCAAATACTGGCTTTCCGTTTGCCATTTTCTGAACTTTAGGGTCATTGTGAGCAGGACAGTAGATAACTGTGCCGTGTTTCTTCTTTCCACCTGAAGCGTTAGTAGGGGCAACATGGAAGAATGCTTCTTCAATGTACTTTTTACCTTGTTTTGGTGGGACGATTCTAAAAATCTCTTTGTTTTTTCGTGGAACGAAATACTTTGCTAAGATTTCTTCTGATGTTTTACGTCTTCTTTGATTTTGTCTGTTCTGATAATCATTGAACTCTTTTCTTAATTGTGACAAATCTCCACCTTGTGGGTTTGTCTTTTCATTTGTGTTTTCCATTTTAATTTAAATTTACAGTAAAGTTATTTTTTCAATTATAAAAATTATGCTACAAATATAGCCTTCATATTTCATAAATACAAGGGTTTTTTTATTTAGTCTAAATAAAAATAAGAAATTTTATAGAAAATAATAAAATTTTATGGTTTTAAAAAACCATTGGATACAACGGTGAATGAAAGGGTTTTTTTATTTTCATAATAATTACCATTTTTCATTCTGATTTGCAAAAAATAATCTTGTGGAATCAACCATGATGTATCGAGATTAAACTCATATCCCGCATTTGTTCTATTCACTGGTGTAAATGGTATAATTTCAATCTCATATTTTTTTCCTACTGTCGTGAATAATCTATATTCAATCTCCAAAGGTAAGAAATTATTTTGATTTGCATAGAATTCTTTGATGGTTAATTTAATTTTTTTTGTAACACCTGCAATAACGTTTTCTTTTTCACCAATTCCCCAGAAATAAAAGAAATAATTTTCAAAATTAATCTGATTTGATTGATCAAAAGTATAATATTTATCCTGAGATATCAAGTAAAATTCAGCATCATATGTAAAATTTTTATCATTAATGGTTACATCCCATACATCCCTGAATAAAACTGCATCTGGAAAGGTCTGAGAATCAACATTCAAAGTAATTTTGTAAATACCTTTGCTTACATTAATAATCGAACTACCGCTAAGAGTAACCAATAAATTATCTTCATTATCAAATATATCGACTTTATTTACTGTTATATTTTGCTGAAAACTTCCTACGTTAACATATAAATATAAATCATTATCTTTATCGAGATAAAAATAATTTCTATCATCTTGAATTGTATCATCGATTATTGTTTCAATGAATGGTTCATAAAATGTATTTGTATGTTTTGCAAAAAATGCCACTGCTTGTCTTAATACAGGGTCGAGTGCTTCATAACTATCTGGAAATTTAATACCAATACCAAAAGAATCACCAGAATATACTGTTGTGCCAGTATAACCAGTACTAAATAATCTTTGATTTATATAATCAGTAAGATCAATTTCAATATTTTCATCACCCTTTTCAAAATATTGACTACCTAATATTTGAGTTACACCACTAATATATGCACCTTGTTTTGTCCAGCCACTAATTGATGTTCTTGCTGACCAATTAACTGCTTGTGGGATTAAAACAGGATTTACAATATCAACATTTGCAAAATTAGGGTCATTATATTCAAATTCATAACCACTACCTTCATCCCAGCTTTGATTAATGTTAAATAATTCAAGCTCAAAAGCACTTGCTCTATTAATATTTGAAAGATATGATGTCTTACCTAAATATTCTGGAGCATATCTAATACTATTGGTCATATGCAATATATGTTTCGTAATTCTCTCTGGATTTATCGACCCGTCAGCAATTTTAGCCTTT